CCCTAACTTAAAGAGAAATTAACTATATAAAATACATAAAAATATGAGAAAATCCTTATTATTATTCATCTTTGCTTCATGTTTATTTAATAGTTGTGATGACACCTTTACCAATGACATAATAACCACCCACCCCAATAATCCACCAAGTAATCGTTCTGCTTTTGATAATTACTTTGATTGGGACCGTATAAATGACATTGAAACTATAAACCCATTTACACATACCATAACTACCATGGGAATTCCATGGAAAAAAGGTAGCAGCAATAATCTAGGAATTCCTTCAACATGGTTAGACGAGAATGCTTCTGATCCAATATATGCAAATCGATATTATTCTAGAGAAAATGGCTGGGAACTCATTTATAGCAATATAACCGAAAGTACTCCTACAAAATATTTTGCTTTATACCACAAATATACAGGATTACTCCGTTTTTTCTTTTATGAAATAGCTTCATCAGCAGGCTTAGGTAGTTCAGAGGCCTTTTGGGGAATCCGTACAGACAAAACTACCAGTCTATTCAACTTTATGGAAGAAATTTCTATACCCATAAATCGTTCAGAAAAATCTTCATATATAGCAAGTACAGAAGGTACATTTTTAGGAAACGAGTTTGTTAGCTCTGGATATAAAGCAAACAATTGGTATGGATTAGAAATAGAGTGTGCTTATGATCCTAGTCTTAATACACAAAGCTTAGCTAATTTCGAAATTAGAGGTTGGGCTGTTAATAAAATAAAAACTACAGGTATGGCTCAAACAAGTGGAGATATCACAGGTACTATCGTAATGAACACCACTAATATTTCTAACTTCAATTTCAATCTTGCCAATACATTCAATAATTCAAAAACTTCTATTGCAGTTAATCAAGAAGGGTTTATTAATACAGTCAGTAAAGAAATTGAAAACGGAATAACTAAGAAAGATTCTTTTTGGAAAAGTATTGGAAACAGTATTAAAGGTGCAACTGTTAGTGGCATTAAAAACGGGTTAAAAGCATTAGTTACGTCAGGAGGCTCTGCAGCTGTAAGTGCTTTAAAAGGTCTAGCAGGTTCCATTATTGGCATCAACAAAAGTAAGCCTTCAATTGGACAAATTGATCTAAAAATCAATACAAATACACAAATGCAATTTGAAAGTGAACAAACAACAACTGGTTGGGGAAGTATTTCGTCATTTCCAGTAGCAGGAACCACAAACAACAATAATGATGTACCCATTTATAACTTTCCCCTTGGTGTGTGGAATCTAAAAAAATCTCCTCAAATAATCAGAAATGTCGAAGGAGAAATCGGAATGTATTATGATGCCGGATATTTTTGAATATGAAGTAGGAGATTACGAAATTCTTGTTAATCCTGTTGTTTCTCAAGAATATAGGGTGTATTCCAAAGCTAATTTACTTTTCAAATCAAACAGTTATGCATCTGCCCCTCCTTTTGGCTATATAAATGAAATGAAGTATTATGGGGGAGGTTCCAGCTTTAGCACTGATATTCTAAAAGGGGATTCCAGTGATAAACATTTTCATGCACATTACCCAATAAAAAAGGATGATTTACTTATCCATCTTTATGTAGAACTAATAAATAAAAATAATCCAGATATAAAATTCAGCTTCTCAAAATATTTTGCAACTGGAGATATTATAGAAGGAACAAGCAATATAGAAGAAATAGATGATAGAGAAGGCCCCATTACTGAACATTATTAATAGATGTCCTATAAATTTAGGCAATTATATACTATTTTACACAAAAAAATAATATACAAGTTATTAATATATAATATAACCCGAAGTTTTTAGGTAAAATAAAAAAGGCACTGAAATTTCAGTGCCTATATCGTTCTTTTTATTTCCACTGGCTTAAGCAATCTGGATGATCGCTTTTCACATTAGATTGAGTAGGGTGTGTCTTTTCATTGTTTATTTTGGGTGTAAGGGAAATGTTGTTCTTTTTAATATTGATGGATATTTCCTTAATAACGATAAAAAACGAGTGAAATAAAAATGCAGACAATAACACTGCGATAGATAAAGATATATAAATCCATCCATATCCGTTAGACCTATATGAGCTTGATTCTACAATTCCCATAATAAGGAGTATTATAGACCCTAAAACATTAATGAATAATACAACCCCAGATATTATTGATAATCTGTTTTCGTGTTTAAACTGTCCATCTTCTGATGGGATGTTGTTAGGTGATACGTTGTTTTCCATACTTACATGTTTTTTTCTAGTGTTAACTGCTATTACAAATGCAGTTACAAAAATTATTAATATTATAATTAATTCCATTGTTTAGTTATTTATTTTCTATTCCTGTTCAATTTTTCTTCCAAACAGTTCTACTTGAAATATGAATATCATGCTCCAATTTCCAATGAAACTACTATCCTTTTTAGCCGCATTAAATACTTTGGTAGCACCATCTACAATTTGAGTCACTTTTTGTGCTTTATCTAACAAAAAATATCTTTCTTGTCCACTTCTTACATATATATATCCAAATTCACCAGAACTATACATACCCATATTATTTTTCCCTTCTATTGTAAATGAAGTTAAATAAATAGAATCATCAGAACGTATAACTTCGTAATCACTAAACTTAATAGAACTTGGGTCAATTGCCGTATCTTCAATTATTTTATCCAAATATTGCTCCGCTTCTTTTTCAAATGATTTACCACATGATAACAAAAATAGAATGGAAATCCACAATAACCACTTCATAATCTAATAGATTTATAATTTTGCAACAAAAGTATAAATAATAAGCTCCAAGCATACTCAATCTAAGTTATATTTATGTAATATTAACTACTAATCATTGATATGTAAATTTGTATTTTTATATTTGCGGAAACAAAATGGATAAACAATGTTAATGAATTTAATAATTGTCGAGGGAGGAGGTATTTTTCAGTAATAAGAAAAAAAAGTAGGGGATACAAAAATATCCATTGATGATAAAACTTTAATAGGGTCAAATGAACCCTAATTATAAGAAAGACCGGAGTTGTTACTCCGGTCATATATTTCAATTTTCTTCAAATCCTATAATCTTGTCTATGCCTTTGTCAAAATCATCATTTGATCTTATTTCTTTTATTTCACATTTCTGAGCTTTTGGTAATTGAAGTACCATTTTTTGGAGATATGGTATTGCTTTTATATCTTTTTTTAAAAAATATTGTTCAGCTTTTTGCAATAACCATTCATTGTTAAAATGTTCTCTAAAATCTGGCAATAACTCATTAGGATATAATCTTACGTTAGGAATCTTTCTTCCATCTCCATACTCATGTATATATGTTGGAAATGTTGATGGGTCTATATTTTTCTCCTTTCTAAGCCAGTTGCAAAAAACTTTTCCTTCTGATATGTCTGGAACAAGTTTATCAGGCAGTGTATATCCCATTTCTTCTAAAGGAGCTATTAAGCTATATACAATTTCATTAAATACAGAGAAATACCCAACAGGTATTCTTCCTCTGTTTAGTAAATATCGCTGTAGATGATAAGGTATATTTTTCTTACTGAAAGAACCTTGCATCCATTCAAATACCCATTTTGTAACAAGAACAGCAAATTTAGGAGATACCCATTGAGCTAAATGAATAGCTATTTGAGGGTGTACCCAAGTTCCTTGAAACTGAGGAATACCGCCACTAACTATCTGAATTAGAGCCGATATGGGAATTCTCACCTCGGAGGATAACTCAGCATTAAACTCCGATGTAGTCTTTAATCTTTTATAATCAGCAAAATTTTTACCACATGCTTTACATAAAGATGTAGCATTTATATATCCATCTATCAGTCTTTGATTGATGTGAAAGTTGTCAACTTCTCTATCTATTACTGCAAGTTGCATTTGGAAGTTAGGTTCTTTTTTTTTATCCATATATCAATTCTTTATAAGTTAATCTACATTCAATATTCTGCAAGAATAAATCAAACCTTTCTTTGTCTGATAATAAGCGAGTGTTAAAACGATACACACACTCGTCAATATAACGTTGCATGTGTTGTTTAGACCAATGGTAGTATATACCCATAATACTTCTTTTCACTAAAGCCCAAAATCCTTCGATGTGATTTGTCGTCAGATCACCACTACCATAAAATCCTGCTCCATGATTTACATTTCTATGGTTGTAGTAAATATTAGCCCTATCACTATAATTCCATTCGTCTGTATAAAGATTACTACCTTCTTTCACGTAATTATGAATAACAGAGAAAAGGGTATTTGATTTTGTGTCAGAAACAACTTTAGCAATAATCCTACCATTACGTTGAATCATTCCGAATACAGGTATTTTATCTTTGAAACTTCTACCTTGACAAGCCTTTACTTTCTTGTCTGCATGACGATTTTTATTCTTCCCACCAATAAAAGTTTCATCTACCTCAATAGTACCACTCAATTTACCACCATCACTGTCATTATTGTCATCTTCATTTGACTTATCGTTTTCTATACCTAAAGCCTTTCTGATCCTGTGAAGCATAAACCATGCAGTTTTCTGAGTTACCCCAATATCTTTACTTAATTGTATTGAAGATATACCTTTTTTGTGGGATAATACAAGCCATATAGCCATAAACCAATAAATTAAAGGTAGGGAGGTTTTATGAAAAATAAGTTTAGTCTTAACATTAAAGTATTTTCCAGTGTTTTTACAACGATATTTATTATCTTTGCATTTGTAGACTTTGGAAGTAGGATCAAAAGGGGAAACGACCTTTACACCCCACCTTCTTTCTTCCAGATAATCTATACAGTGCTGTTCTGTTGGGAAAGCATCTTGTAAATCTTTTAATGATTTGAATCTACTATTAAACATAAGGCTTAGTTTTTAATTATGCCCCTAATATAGTAACTTTTTACACAAGATGCAAATATAATGCAGTATTTTTACATAATTGGTGTAAATTAATATATAATTGCCTAAATTTATTATCTGATTCAGTCTTGACATAGTAGCACGTACAACATTTTCTTTTATAGCTTTACTTTTAATAAGCCTTGTTTCTCCGACTGCTATACTTTTTAATGTTTCGGCAGGTGATATTTTTTTGATAACTATCGTATTAATATTTTCCATTATATTTGTTTGTTATTTTATTTTTCTTTATGTTTGCGAACGCTGCCATTTAGCAACTTTGTTGATATCGTTGTTTATTAACAGCATTGCAAAGATAGATATTGTTGGTAATATAGCAACAATACAGTAGATATTTAACGTATAATTAACATTATGGAAACAAGAGAACGTATTATTTCAGCTTACAACCATCTAAAAGATGTAGGTATTATATCATCTCAACAAAATGTTGCAGATAGAATGGGGATTAGAAAAGAAAGTGTATCTAAAGCGTTTAGTGGTAATAAAAGTTACCTAACCAATACTTTTATTCTTAAATTTAATAATGCTTTTGATAATATGTTTAATAACGACTGGCTTATGGAAGGAAAAGGAGAAATGCTAAAAAACAATCAATCCATTGGAGATATCAAAAACTCAAGTGTACATGGGGTTAACGTAAACGGTAAGGATATATATTTAGAATGCCCATTCGACAAAAACGGTATGGAAATTATTGTGAATATGATTAATCAAAACCAAAAGAATATAGAAATGTTTCAAGAACAAATAAACAGGTTGATTACATTATTGGAAAAGAAGTATAATTAAGAGTAAATAATGAATTACTATTTCTATTGTCAGAAGTACAACAATCAAGGTTAATTGATAGAATACATTTCATGAAGAAGATTAAATTTAGTTTCTTCTAGTATTTCAAAACCTTTTCTTAATTCTTCTGATTCGATATGGCGTTTAGTGATTTTTCTTTTTCCCATAATGAGTAAATTAAAAATATGAATAAAAATAAAGTCATAAATGTTTTAAATGCGGCTAAAGCCAATAATGATTAAGCCGTGAGGAAACAGAGAGGATATGCGGAAAAGAAACGGATGCTGTACTTGCTTTCATCCGTTCCAGCGGAGTATGTGTGATGGGATAAGAGATAGAATCATATATGTTGATGAGAATAAATACGAATTGCTACTTGAAAAGTTTAAACAGAAAAAGAAGAAAAACGTAATTGAGGTGATAAAATATGTTATTGAGATTATCACCTCTGCGATATCCAAACTTTGATATCAATAGTGTCCTCTGAACTCGTCAAGTATTTCAGGATGCTTTTCGTGGATATATCTTATAAATTCGTCCACACTTGCATAATCGTTCTCTATTTGTTTGTCAATATCAACCTCAAAATGTTCGCAATGGAACTTATTGACGTATATATTGAAAAGGGAATGTTTGATAAAAGATTCAAGAATGTCAATCTTATGTTGCAGAGAAGCGACAAATTGAAGGTCTGACAAGTTCTGTTTCGGTTCTTGTTCAATGTGACTTGCTGATTTAAATGGATTTTTCATAATTCGTTCTTTGAAATGTTGTACAATCGGTTAAATGATGAATTTACCAGTCAGGAAACCGTTTATGAAGTAGGATTGGCCTTTCCCGGTAACTTTGGTTGTTATAGTAGTACGCAACACTCCATCATTGCCGGATCGTGTGCCTTTCTTTAATTCAAACAGACCTTGTTCAACATATTGCTGATTAGGTATATTTCTACGTTCACCAACACTTCCTAAATAATGATTATTGCGAAGCCACTCAAACAGTCTGTTCTGCCCAACATGGAATCCATTTTGAGATATTATCTTAGCCAGTTCGCCTATAAGACATGAAGAACGACTTCCTATTACAGCATCAGCAAACAGGACTTTCGGAGCTTGTTCTTCCACCTTCTTTTCTGCTTCAATCCGTTTCTGTTTTTCTTCTTTCAGAGTAGTAGCAAGTTGAATCAGAAAGTCGGGAGATGTAAGAGCCTTTTCTATAGTATCGGATGTCATATACGCACCGTACTTACGAATGGAGGGCAATATTTCATGTGTAACCCATCTTCTATACGGTTTTACTTTCTTGCTAGAACTAAAAAGAAGAACGTCATAGAAAGCTGATTCTGTTATAAACGTAGCAAATGAGTTCCCGTTCACGTATAAATCAGGATTTAGGGCGTGTAAATCAAGCAGTTGCAAATCTTCATCGTTTAATCTTGTTTTTACTGATGAAGGATTACTCAACTCAACTGCATTGCAAACATCAGCTAAGCAGAAAAGCGGTTCTTCACTTGTTCCAGCTACTCGTACTTCGCCAAATACATCATTCTTAAATATTTTAATCGAATTATCCATATAATAATATTAAAGTTTGCTCTTGTTATTCGTTATAGTTTATACCGTACCCTATCCCTCACCTACCTAATATTTAATTAGGAAGCTGGGTTAACATTCAGACTACATAATATATAACTGAATGTTTGTGCTGATTATACAGTTCCGCCCTCACCTGCCTAAGAGTCTTATCTCTTAACTTGTATCTCGGTCTCTTGTCAAAGTGGTAAAATCTTTGTGAGTCGCCTGTCGTTGGTACGTGGAACGGAGCAGGACATTACAAGAGTTATAATCAACAGAAGAGCCTTTTTATCTCACGGCTGTCATTGGTTTTTGCCAAAGTTCCGCTCGGTGGGCACTGATAGAACCGATTGTGGATTTAATCTAACTTATAGGAAAGAAAAAATCCGTTGCTAAAGTAGAGCGGCAACGGATTTCCAAATATAAAGAAGGCTCACGTTTGAGCGATTGTTTAATCATGTGTCTGTTGCCGCTCTACTTGCAACGGGTACAAAGGAATATGATTAACAAGAGATATCCAAAAGTGTTAACAATCGTGCGATATTCCGTTTAAGGCGGTTATAATCCGTTTTGGGTTGTTATGGTTGGTTATTGGGATTATCATATTTAAATTATTTAATAATATTAAAAACAAATAAACAAAAGCACTCTACTTATCGCAAGCAAAGTGCCTTTCTAATATGGGCGTTGGTCGTAACCCCAACGTGTTCTTATGCTAATTGTGGCAATATATTCACTTTAATCAACGCATCACGAAGAACAGATATAGTTGATAAATCATTCTTGAATACTTCGATGTTGTCCTCGGTAACAAGAGATGCGTAGTTGAGTATCAGTTGAGCAAGATCATCAGCAAGCTGCCTAGGTGATTCCATCTCATTGAAAAGTTCTTGAATACTGGACAAATCGTATTCTTTCTTGTTGCTTTTATTTAATTCCATATTTTTTGTGTATTTTAAAAATTTACAATCTATTAATTAACAATGTTGCAAAATTGAACATGAAAGATGCACCCACCTCATAAGAAAAGTGGGGAAATGAATTTATGTGGCAAAAAACAAGGTTACGCGGCTGGATTCAGCTCACCTTTTATCTGCTTGATGGCTTTCTTCACATTCCAATCATTTTCATATAGAGCAATAATGAAACGCACACCTTTGGTAGTCCATACTGTATATACACTTGTTCCTGTCGAACCGTCCGAGCGTGTGTACGTCTGTGTACGGGTTGAGTGCATCCCCCATGTCGAATAAGGCGCATGTAATATCCACTGCCCGCTTTGTCGGTAAATGATTCCGATTTCTTTCAGCTTCTTGTGCAGCTTTTCAGCATCCATTCCTATCTGCTTGGCGGCTTGTGTACTCGTCTGTGTGTTCACACTCTGCAAGTGGTTGTCATAGTAGCTGACTTTGGGAGCGGATTTCTTGATTTCCTCTGTCTGAATCTCGATGGTGGCTTGCTGTTGTTCGGCTTGGGCTTCAAGTTGCTTTAACCGTTCCTCTCTCTTGGCAAGGGTGGCTTGTGCGATAGTTAGAGCACGTGCCATGATTTCTTCGGGGGTGTCGTCAGATTTAGTTGCGATATAGCCGCCAGTCTTGCGGATGGTCTTTAAAATCTCCTTTACGCCTTTCTTAAATTCTTTTGCAATTGGTTTGCGGGATTGCATTAAGACTTCGTATAAGCCATCTTCGGTTAAGAACCAAACTTGCTGATTTCCACCGGGGGTCGGAAGATTGTTCCGAACCTTTTCATCGTCATCAACAAGGTTTACTAATTTGTTTACGCTACTTTGGTCATACTCGATACACTCTGCCACTTCTTTGGCAAGGAACAACGGATTTTCGGCAGTTCCGTAAACCGTGAATTTGTGCCCAAGCAACTCAGTTTTACTTAGGACTTGAATAGGTTGATTTGACATAAAATAAAAAAAATGCACCTACTACGAGCTGTCAAATCAACCATAGGGTTTATTTTGGAGGCGTTTCCGTATCTCCACTCGGTAGGTGCAATTCTTATATTATGATACTACTTGATATGTCTTGGCAAAAAAATAACTCCAATGATGAAGTCATAGGAGTTTGCCTCCCCTATAATTGATTTGACATTGCAAAGGAAAGCATTTATTTTGGAACTGCAAAACTTTGCAGCGTATTTTTTTCAAAAAAACCACGATAGTGTTTACCGTGGCTTTATACTATAAATATGCTTTAATTATTCCTTCTTAACCTTGACACGCAACGTTTCATTACTGCCATCCATCATCATTATAATAGTGGCGACATCACCATCTATAGATACAATTTCATAGCGGAGATATTCCTCACCACCCACATAGGTGTAAATGGTATTTCCTGTAGCTTTATATGTACCTTTGCCATTCCCGAAATAACCGCTACCACTATATGTTCCATTTGGATTGAATGTAGCAGAGAAACGATATTTTGAATAATACCAGTTTGTCAGGTCTATTTTCCCTTCCTTTAAGTCGATCTCAATACCTTCCCATGTTCCATACAACGTTTCCATTGGATAGTTGAACACATCTTCATCATCATCCGAACAAGCGGTAAACACCAACATAGGCAACATTGCCAGTAAAAACAAAATTTTCTTCATGATTATATAACTTTTTATTAAAACGCTGCAAAATTAATAAACTAATATATAATAATTAAGTTTTGTGTCAAGAAAAAGAATATGCTATATAACACAAAAAGCTAATGCAACAACCATCAATAATATAATCTTCTTCATAATGATATGTTCTTGTATATAAAATTAGTTCATCATTACTTTATTATAATTCTCACCTATAACCATATTCTTGAAAAAATCTTTTGTCTCTTGCGCATCACCATTACATATATGTATTTTGTAATAATCATCAGAGCATTTTTCTATACACATAAAATCAGAATCAATATCTCCCCAATATTTACTGCAAAGGTTACTGTCACTTAAAAAACGGTCGTTTTCTTTTCCTTTCCCATACGTATCTTCAAGATAATTTATAACATTGGTTATATTTTCAATTTCATGTACTCTAAACTCCATGTACGACAATATACTGTTTTTAAAACATAACCTTATAGTATTAAATTCCATATTTTCATACTCAAAATGTTTAACCCTTATTACTCCATATTGGTCGCTTCTACTTTTCTCGTATCTATATTCAGATTTCAATTCATCCAAAATAGATATTACTTCTTTCTCGGATTGTCTTAAATTAAAGCATATACCATATTTTTTGGTATTATAGCATGAAGTAACCAACAAGACAATTAATGATATAAATAAAATCTTCTTCATATAATATGTTTTTTTAAAATCATTAAATTACTGTTTGTAAATTTGTTTTATATACTACCAGTCATTCTTATTTGACATTCCTTTCTTTATGTTCAATATAATGGAATCTATATCCTTCTTACATCTGTCATGAAATAAACGAGTAGAACGAAACTTCTTCTCCTTATCAATTAGAATGTTGCCTAAATATCCCATATCCTTATATATTCTGTTCCTCTCCTTTCTTTTAGCCGAGTTCTTTCTTTTGAGCAGTTCATTGTACTCGTTTTGAGTAGAGAAATAAGAAATGCTATCCCTTTTGTAAATGGAATCCATATCTGAATAATTATAAACGTCTACTTCATACTTAATGTCAGTAGTAGATTGATTAACTCCAAACATCCAAGACGTAACTATATCAGTATTTATCGTCTTACCTATTTTCTTATCTTGTACTAATGTAATATCGTCTATGATATACCGATACTTATAGTCTTTGCAACTTATCTTTATACGGAAGAACAAGAATGTAGAGTTAGTA